TTTAGGCACCGCTGTTACTGGTGCAACATTTACAACTATTAACAATGACCCAACTGTGACTGTTAATAAAACTAATCACGGAGTAGAGGCAGGAGATTTAATTACCTTTACGTCTGTTACTCCACCCACAGGAGCGGGTTACTCATCAGCAAATTTTGAGGATCAACCTTTTGAAGTTATTTCAGCTCCAACTATAAACACCTTTACAATTACAATGGCCACTAACGCGGGCACTAGTGTATCAGCTAGCGGTTCAGCCACAATCGTTCCTTATGTAAAGGTTGGACCATTAAATCAAACAGGAGGCTATGGGTGGGGCACATCAACCTATGGTGGAGCTTCTGGGCTTACCAATACTTTGAACGGTTTATTACAAGATGATACCGCAGGAACAGGAGGCTCAGGAACAAGCATAACTTTAACCTCTACCACGGGGTTCCCAACATCAGGCACTATAAAGGTAGGAACAGAATTTATTTCGTATACTGGGATATCATCAAATGACTTAACTGGTATAACAAGGGGTGTGGCGGGCACACGAACTGCGCATGCAAGTGGAGCCTCTGTTGAATTTTTTACTGCGTGGGGATCACAATCTTTGACAACAAATGTAACACTTGAGCCTGCTGGTTGGTCTCTTGATAATTTTGGACAAACTTTAATTGCTACTGTTAAAAATGGAAATACTTTTTCATGGAATCCAATAGCTTCAAATCCAAGTGCTTTGACCACTAGAGCTACAGTAGTCTCTGGAGCACCAACTGCATCAATGATGTCAATAGTTTCTGAAAGAGACAGGCATTTGTTTATGCTTGGAACAGAGACAACTATCGGAAACGCAGATACTCAAGATAAAATGTTTATTAGATTTTCTGATCAAGAAGATATAACAAGTTATGCCCCAACATCTATTAACACTGCAGGAACTTTGCGACTAGATTCTGGTACAAAAATTGTGGGAGCGGTGCCTGGAAAAGATTACATATTGATATTAACAAATACCTCAGCTTACGCTGTTCAATTTGTAGGACCACCTTTTACATTCTCAATACAACAAGTTGGTTCTAATTGTGGAGCCATAGGTCAAAATTCAATTAGATATGTAGATGGTAAAGTGTATTGGATGGGTTTAGCTGGAGGCTTCTTTTTATATGATGGTACAGTAAAAAGTTTACCTTGTTTAGTTGAAGATTTTGTTTTTACAAACAAGGGTGATAATTTAGGCATTCAATATAATTCTGGTGAATTAGTTTATGCAGGTTTAAATACTTTGTATTCAGAGATTAATTGGTTTTATCCTAAATCTGGCTCAGATGCTATTGATAGAGTTGTAACTTACAACTACGATGAGAATACTTGGACAACAGGAACATTGGCTCGAACCACTTGGGTAAACTCCAGTTTGTTCGAAGTTCCTTACGCTACAGAATTTACTTCAACAGGCACCGGAACTTTTCCAACAGTTCAAGGTGTAACAAGTGCTAACGGATCAACAATTTACTACGCGCACGAAGTTGGTAATAATCAAGTTGATTCTTCTGGAGCTAAAACAGCAATTACATCATTTATTCAATCCGGTTCTTTTGATTTAGACACTGAGGGTAATGGTCAATTTTTTATGTCTATGAGAAGATTTGTTCCTGATTTTAAATTAATTTCTGGAAATGCACAAATAACAATTAACCTTACAGACTTTCCAACGGACACCGCAACCTCATCTCCTTTGGGACCGTTTACAATCACCAGCAGCACTGATAAAGTAGATACCCGTGCTAGATCTAGATTTGCAAGTTTAAAAGTAGCAAATACATCAGTAGATGAGAGTTGGAGATATGGCACTTTTAGGGCAGACATACAACCTGATGGACAAAGATAATGAGTTTACAAGACGAATATTTAGCTGAGTATTTGAACAATCCTGCTCTTCAAGCAAAGTATGGTAGTTACCCAGAATATAGAAACTTTAAAGTATTACAATCACAATTAGCACAAGCACAAATAGATAACCAAGTTGGAATTCAACCAATTTATCAAAATGCTTTGACTAGTAATATTGTAAAATCAAGCAAGAATTATATAAAAAATAAATTATTTGAAAAAGTATCTGGCTTTCAACCACCAACCTTTTCAATGATGGCAGCTATGTTGCCAAAAGAAGATCCTGTCATAACTCAATCAAGAGATTATTATTCTGGGTTATATGGTCTTGATCCAGTAGGTCGTATTCAACAAGGTGAACTTATGGAAGGATATAGTCCTATTTCTGGAGGTGGATTGTATACTTTGACTGGTGGTAAGTTTGGTGAAGCACCAACTGTTGGATTAGATAAAGCTTATCAAAAAAGAATAGATAAAAGAACTAGTCCAAAAACTTTAGAGAGAATATCAAAATTACCTCAAGAAAGACAAGATGCTTTCTTTGAAAAAACAAAGGCATTACAGGATGCGCAAGCAGCAGATAATAAAGTTATGCAACAAATAAGATTAGCTAATGCTACAAAACAACAAAAACAAACAATAAAAGATTTTAAAAATCAAAAAATTAATGCTAATTTGCCTGCACAACCTACTTACACTGGTGGAGGAGGTCAAGACAGAACTTACGTAGGCGGAGGAGCATCTCTTCAAGATGCAGGAGGCACAGCTCCTGACGGAGGTTACGCTACAGATTATTATGGCTAAAATTAATATTTATATTCCTGAACCGAAAGACACTTATGAACCTTCAAATTTTAGGCAGATAATAGAAGCATTAACAACTTTAAAAACTCAATTAAATTTTTCTTTTCAGTTTGATATTAAGGAAGAACAAGATAGTTTTAACTGGTTCATGTCATGACAATACAATATAAAAATCAAGGTATAAATTTAAATTCAACTGGCACGATAAGTGTTTTAAGTTGTCCTTCAAATGCAACTATTCTTATTAAACAAATTCAAGTAAACAATGGTTCATCTAGTGGAGTAAATTTAAATGTTCAAGTTACAGACGACTCAGCTAGTGCAACTTTTAGAATTTTTAATGAGTCAATAACTGGTGCTGCAACTAAAGATATAATTAATCATACTTTAGTGCTAGAGGCGAGTGATATACTCAAAATGACTGCGGGGACTGCAGATGAAATACAAGGCATAGTTTCTTATGCACTTTTAGATAGATCACAACAGAATGGCTAGGGTTAAGTTTATACATTTTGTACCAAGACCTAAACCAAGAAAGAGACCTAGAAGACATAAAAAAAGACTTTCAAAAGGAGAGAAAAGAGATTATAAGAAATATAACCGACAAGGACGATAATTATGAGTGATGAGTTACCAAGAATACCAGCAGAAGCTAAGGAAGTAATCAAGCATAAAAAGACAGGACAGGTTTACGAATCTAAAGCCGCTTTTGATGCAGACGTAGCAGATCCAAATACGGACACTACTGAAGATGATTTTTCTCAACATGTAGAAATTACAGTTGCAAAACTTACTTTGTTTGGTAGCACAAAAGAATAATGCAACCCAGAGGTGGAACGGAATTACAACTTGAGATGTTGTACAAGCATTGTGATAATGCATTATTAGATCAAGTACAAATATGTACTTCTATACCATACAAGGTTCCTTTAGACTCAAATAAATTAAACATATTGTGGCAAAAAAATTCTTACGATCAACCAAACCTTTTTGATTTTTTTAACAATCCTATTAATCACAATAAATATGATTGGTATATATTTAACTCACATTGGAACTATGAAAAGTTTAGACACTATTTTAAAATACCTACCGAAAGAAGTATGGTTATTAAAAATGGTTGTTATCATTTTCCAAAGAGAAAAGTTTATAAAAAAGGCGACCCAATAAAATTAATATATCATTCAACTCCATGGAGAGGTTTGAGTGTAATTTTAGGGGCAATGCAATACATAAAAAATCCAAATGTAACTCTTGATGTTTATTCAAGTACAAAAATATATGGAGAAGAATTTCATAAAGAAAACGAACATTTGTATAAACCTTTATTTGAACAAGCCGAATATTTAAAGAATGTAAATTACATAGGATACAAGCCACATGAATATATATTAGAAAGAATTACAGATTATCAGATGTGGACACACCCAAGTGTATTTGAAGAAACATTTGGTATTGGTGCTCTAGAAGCAATGAGTTCTGGATTGTATTTAATAACAACAAATTTTGGAGCTTTGTTTGAAACTTGTTCAGAATGGCCTATTTATGTAAATTATACAAATAATCTTGAAGCTTTAGCTCAAAGGTTTGCGCATGCTATAGATATGGCATGTGACTCATTACATGAGGATTACATACAAGAACATATTGAAGAACAACAAAAGTTTGCTAAAAGATTTTATTCGTGGGAAAAGAAAGGAAAAGAATGGGAAACATTTTTGAAAGGAGCTTTACATGAGCGACAACCCACAAGGTTATGATCACGAGGCGGTAAGAAAACCAATTTGGAAAGAAAAACCTGAAGACCAAACTAAAGTTTATACAAACGAAGATACTTATCAAACTATAAAAGAAGCTAGAAATACAACAAATGAACATGGTGACTTACATTTGTTTGTGGCCACACCTTGTCATTCAGAGGTATCAATGCATTATGTGAATGCTATAATTAGCTTAACAAAAGCATGTCATAAAAGAAATATACCTATAGAGTTTTCATTAATAAAATCTTCATTAGTTACACAGGGACGTAACTTGTGTGTATCAGGTTTTTTAGACTCAAAAGCTTCACACTTGCTTTTTATAGATTCTGACATATTTATAAATTCATCTACTATATTTAAAATGGTTAAAGCGGATAAAGACGTAATTTCTGTGCCATATCCTCTAAAAGCTTTTTTGTGGGATAAGTCATTACAACAAGTTAAAGAGGGCTTAATAAAAACACCTGAGCAATTAGCACAAGCTGGTAATACTTATCCAATGAGAGTTCCAGATAAAAAAGATATTCAAATAAATAATGGTGTCATAGAAGTGACTCATAGCCCAACAGGTGCAATGCTAATCAAAAGATCAGTTTTTGAAAAAATGATCAAAGCCTATCCTGATAAAGAAATAAGACAGAACACCGTGATAAATAGCCAATTAATAACAAAAAAGAATATGTGGAACTTTTTTGATACGATACATGACCCAATAGATAAGTCATATTTAGGAGAGGATTTTGGTTTTTGTAGGCTTTGGAAAGACATAGGAGGCAAGTGCCATGCTTATGTGCTGGATGAAATCACACACGTAGGAGAGCATCAATATATAGGTAAATTCGCTGATGAGTTGATAAAGATTAAGTAAAATGGTATCATTACAAACTTAGATCTAAAAGGAGAATACAAAGAATGCTTAATCTATTACCTTACGCTTTAGCCGCTTATGGAGGATATCAAGGATATCGAGGAGCAAAAGAATCTGGAGCATCAGGAATTGGAAGATTATTAGGAACAGCTGCGGGGGCTTATACTGGTTACTCTTTAGGAACAATGGTTCCAGGTGTTCAAGGCTCTGGTTTTGTTCCATTTAGACAAACTGATTTTGCAAAACAAATAGGTATGGGTCAAAAACCATTACCTACGAACTTATCGATGGATATGAAAGGTGGTGCGAGCTACTCAGATCAATTAAAAGTAATTCAAGATAATAAAAGTAAAGGGAACATAGTGGATGTATTATTTAGAAAATCACCAGGTGGTGAAATTGATCCACTTAAACTAGCGTTATCAACAGCTGGATTAACATATGCTTCAGGAGCTTTTGAACAAGGTCCAACAGACATTTATATGCCAGGATACAATATGGGTTATCTTGAACTTCAAAGACAAAGAGGTAATTTTAAATACATTGACCCGGAAACCGGACAAGAAAAAGAATATCAATCAGTTTACGCACCTGAGCAGCAAGGTCTAGGAGACAGAAGAATTGGTCCGTATTCTAT